CAAGAGACGGAATCAGTCTCTCATGAGGGAGTAAAGGACTACCTAACGGGAATCTCGAAATACAAACCTCGTGATTATCAGATTGAGGGTGTGTTTGATGCATTGCAGAAGAATAGAAGATTATTGATATCACCTACAGGGTCAGGTAAGTCCCTCATGATATACGCTATTACAAGATACCACACAGAAAATAAAAGGTCAACACTAATTATAGTTCCTACCACCTCACTGGTAGAACAGATGTATAAGGACTTCATAGATTACAGTTGGGATGCAGAAACATATTGTCATAAAATCTATGCAGGTAAAGATTTACTCAGTAAAAAACAAGTTATAATCTCAACTTGGCAATCAATATACAAACTACCTAGAGCATGGTTTGACAGATTTGATGTGGTCATAGGTGATGAGGCACATCAGTTCAAGTCTAAATCATTAGTAAGTATCATGACTAAACTCTATGACACAAAGTACAGGTATGGTTTCACAGGTACGCTTGATGGTACACAAACTCATAAGTGGGTACTTGAAGGTTTGTTCGGACCCTCTTATAAGATCGTCAACACTAAGGAGTTACAGGAGAAAGGTTATCTAGCAGATCTTAACATCAGAGTATTGTTACTCAAACATGATCCTATCAAATTTGATACCTATCAAGAAGAAATAGAGTATCTTATCACTCATGAAAAGAGAAATAAATTTATAAGAAACCTAGTGTGGGACTTGAAAGGTAACACTTTAATACTATACAGTAGGGTTGCTACCCATGGGGAGGTGCTGTACGATATAATAAATAAAGTTGAACGAAAAATATTCTTTGTTCACGGTGGAGTAGATGTTGAAGAGAGAGAATCAGTAAGAAGAATTACTGAAAAAGAAGATAATGCTATCATCATAGCATCCTTCGGCACATTCTCTACAGGCATCAACATCAAGAATCTACACAATGTTATCTTTGCATCTCCTAGCAAGTCTAGAATAAGAACACTACAATCCATTGGTAGAGTTCTAAGAAAGAGTAAAGATAAACTCAATGCAACCCTATACGACATAGCAGATGATTGTAAAAAGGGATCAAAGCAAAACTATACTTTGAATCACCTTATTGAACGAATCAAATACTACAACGAGGAGAAGTTTAGTTATGAAATTATTCAGATCAAAATCTGAAAAAAATAAAGAACCATACGATGAGTTTGTTGCTTCGGTAAAACTCGTTAGTGGTGAAGAAATCTTAACTAAAGTCATTGTAGATTATACAGATAAGGTAGAGAAAGTAATATTAGATAATCCTGTCATATGTCAAGAGGTTCGCTCCCATGGAGCGAATGTACCCCTTGGGTACAAGTTTGAACCTTGGATAAAAATGTCAGATGAAGAGATATACATAATTGATTTGGATAAAATTATCACTCTCTCTGAAATTAAGGATGATTTAGTTATCAAAACTTACAATAACATCATCGAAGGTGGATTCAAACGTCAGCATCCTGATATAGACAGACAAATGGGGTATGTAAATAATGTAGATAAAGCAAGAGAAATAATAGAAAGGTTATATAAATCAGACTCTGCATCTAAAGAACCTAAGAAAGACCTATAGCTTGTCTTCTGAACAGCGACACTGTTAGTGTAACGGTATTTGCCAAGGTTGTCAAGAGGTGCTATAATTTGTGTATACAAAAGAACATAAATGGCAAGAAAAAGATCTGAACATTATGTAAACAATAAAGAATTTCTCTATGCTATTGTTGCATACAAAAAAGACATCAGAGAAGCAGAGGAAGCAGGTCAACCCAAACCTGTGATACCTCGTTATATCGGTGAATGTTTTCTAAAAATTGCTACACACCTGTCATACAAACCAAACTTTGTAAATTATATGTTCAAAGATGATATGGTTTGTGATGGTATAGAAAATTGTGTGCAGTATATTAATAACTTCAACCCTGAGAAGTCTACTAACCCATTTGCATACTTTACACAGATCATACACTATGCTTTTTTACGAAGGATACAAAAAGAAAAGAAACAATTAGAGATAAGACAAAAAATTATAGAAAGATCTGGATTTGATGAGGTGATGTCTGCCGATGAAGATGGTAAGTCATCCGAATATAATTCAATCAAAGATGCCATACAGTATAGGAACTACAACAGATGAAACTTACACAAGAAATGATTGATGAGATCCAAAGACTCATGGAACATACCAAGAAAGATGGTAGTATGAATTGGGTTGATGGTGAAGACATAGAAATCAGTCTTGCAGGTACATTTGCTGCTGACAGATTTATTGTTATCAATAACAGGTCTAAGAAACCTTGGCAACCATCAATCAATAGCACACATCATCCAGACCATGATCCTAAAGTCACGGAAGATTTCTACAAACAATGGCCTCATCTTAAAGAAACAAAAAAATGAAGGTTGCTATTATTACGGATCAACACCTTGGGTTCAAGAAGGGGTCAAAACTATATCATGATTACTTTCTAAAATTTTATGAAGAAGTTTTCTTTCCAACTCTTGAGAGAGAAGGTATCACAACTATTCTCGATCTTGGTGACACTTTTGACAACCGTAAAGGTGTTGATTCATATTCATTGGATTGGGCGAAAAAACATTATTTCGATCCTTTGCATCTACGTGGCATTCGCATGGTTTCTATTGTCGGTAACCATACAGCTTACTACAAAAACACTAACGAGATTAATACTAACTATCTTTTACTACGAGAGTACGATAATATTACCGTATTTTCTGAATGCACGGAACTAAATGTAGGTGGGTTAGATATACTTTTCATACCTTGGATCAACGTCGAGAATGAGGTTAGTACATATGAAAAAATAAAGAAGAGTAAATGTAAAGTTGCTATGGGTCATCTTGAACTCAATGGATTCACTGCCACTCACGGTCATATTATGGAGCACGGTGCTGATTTTGAGATATACAATAAATTCAAGCAAGTCTTTTCTGGGCATTATCATACAAGAAGTAATAATGGTACGATTTACTACCTAGGTAATCCGTACGAGATGTTTTGGAATGATGTAAATGATAAGAGAGGATTCCATATCTATGATACAGAGACCTTGAAACTCAAAACAATCAACAATCCATTCCAATTATACAAGGTAATCAACTATAATGATACCCCCAGACAACTAACAAATTTTACAGAATATACTGATAAAATTGTCAAGGTTGTTGTAAGACAAAAGAGTGATGAGAAAGAGTATGATAGATTTATGAAAGCACTTGACAAGGCAAGACCTGTTGATATAAAAATAGTAGAAAGAACAGATCATCTTGTCATAGCAGATGAGGTGGTGGATCAAACAGAAGATACTATGACACTTCTCACAAAGTATGTTGATGACCTTGAAACTGATTTGGATAGACCTAGAATAAAAAAGGTCATCAATGAAGTATATACGGAGGCATTAGAGTGCATATTATAACTGTCAAAGGCATGAGTCAGGAAGGTGCATACGCTGTCGTCAATGAGTTTGGAGAGAAAGTTGTCTTTATGTTTGAAGAAAAAGATGATGCTGAAAGATATGCAGATCAACTTGAAGCACAAGGTGATCCACCTATGCATGTTGTAACATTGAAAGACAGTGTAGCATTTGCTGCTTGCGAAAGAAGCGGAACAAGGTATACTGTTATTAGTAAAGAAGATCTCGTTATTCCACCACCAAAAGATGATAGAGTTTAAAAATATAAGATATAAAAATTTTTTATCATCTGGTAATTATTTTACTGACATTCCACTCAATGCACATAAAGATACATTGATTGTAGGTAATAATGGTTCGGGTAAAAGCACTCTTCTAGATGCCCTAACATTCTCTTTGTTTGGTAAACCATTTAGAAAGATAAGTAAAAGTCAACTTATCAACAGTATCAATGAAAGAGAAGCAAGAGTAGAAATAGATTTTTCAATATCTAACGTTGACTACAAGGTTATACGTGGCATCAAACCAAATACATTCGAGATATACAAAAATGGAAAAAAACTCAACGAGGACGCTTCTGCTAACGATCAACAGAAGTCTTTGGAAGGACAAATACTCAAACTCAACTACAAATCTTTCACTCAAATTGTTATACT